ACTGCGAAGTTCAACCGATTCCTTCAGAAGAACAACATCGCAGTTCCTGAATGGTTTAAGGAGTGAATCATGGAAAATCAGCAAACTGAATTTAACACAGACGACATCCGCAACATTGTAGAGGAAGGAGTGATCGAGAATGTTCAAGGTGAGGACATCAGCACCGAACCAGTGGATTGATATATATAATAATCAGGCGAACGGAGGACTGTCTTGGTGCATCACCGGACAACCGACAAATCCGATCTCTAACGTCTTGGCAAATTGTGTCGGATATGCCTGCTCGCGCTTCAATGAGATCTACAACGAGATCACCGGAAGCAAAGGCATGAAATACAGAGAACTCTGCTGCAATGCGGAGGACTTTTGGACGGTTGCTGACAGTATTGGACTAAAAAAAGGACAGACACCGAAAGCAGGCGCAATCATGTGTTGGGAAGGTGTCGGATCTCTTGCCGGACACGTTGCGATTGTCGAGCGCGTCACTAACACAAATCAGGTCTACACCTCTGAAAGCGGATGGCAGTCGAATTACTTTTGGAACTCAACAAGGTACAAAGGTGATGGAAACTGGGGAGCGAATGGAAACTATCGCTTCAGAGGCTTTATTTATAATCCGGCTGTGGTTGAGTATACATGGAGACAACAGTGGCATCTGTACGATGCGGATGGCAAGATGCTGACCGGATGGAAGCGAGTCAACGGCAAATGGTACTACATGGACAGCAACGGCATCATGTTGACCGGCTGGCAGTATTTGGGCGGTCATTGGTACTATCTGAACTCCAACGGTGAGATGCTCACTGGCTGGCAGAAGATCAGTGGAAAGTGGTACTACATGAACGACAAGGGCGAAATGCAGACCGGATGGCTCAAAGATGAAGGTCTGTGGTATCTGCTCTCTAAAAATGGCGATATGCTCACCGAATGGCAGAAGGTGGGCGGAAAATGGTACTACCTGACACCGCAGAACGATGGAGCGCACAAGACCGGAGAGATGTGGACTGGCTGGCTGAAAAAAGACGGCAAGTGGTACTACCTTGATCCGAAAGACGGATATATGTACACCGGAACGCACATCATCGATGGCAAGACCTATTATTTTGACAATTCCGGTGTGCTGCTCAATGATTAGTTCGTTGAAAACTGGCGGAGGCAGTTACCTCTCCTTCATGAATAAAATCGGTCAAAAAATCTGTCATACTGCAAACTTTTATCTGCACCCTTTTAGTTGCAATTTGAAATCCATTTATGCCTCCGTCAGTCTTCATATAAATGAAACCGAACAAACGTTTCTCACAACTTCTCACCAAAAAAGTGCCTCAAAGCCTTGATACTGTTGAATAGACCACTTCACTCGTAATGAAGGGGTCGCAGGTTCGAATCCCGTTTGTGGCTTTAGGTAAAAAATGGCGGAAAACCTTGATTTTTCAGGGCTTTCCGCTTTTTTTGTTGTCTTTATAAAACTGTTATAAACTGCTACAAAGTGGCATAAACTGTTGTTTATTTCTCACCAATTTCTCACCAATCTCACAATTTTCTCACCAATTTGATACTCTTGAGTTCGAATAAATGTCTGCAATGTTTTCCTTGCAAGAATCAATATGCGAATACGTCTTCAGGAAGACGATTTCCGAATGACCCATCAGTGCAGCTGCCTGCTTGGTGGAGATGATTCCCTTTTGTGTCAAATAGTATAGATCTGTTGCTCTCCGATGACGGAAATCATAGAGCGATAGGTCTGCGGCCAGATTTGCGTGTTCGTTTCCACCGAGTGCGACATTGACCGCTTTCCATATCCGCTTTGACAGCCGTTTGTATGAGGTTTTTGTATGCAGTCCGCCATTCGTTTTCTCAAAGAGTAAAAAGCCCGAAATGGCGCGAATCTGTTTGCGGAGTGGGGCGATAAGGTTCTCCGGAATAGGGATGTCTCGGCTGACTTCCGTCTTTGTGGCTTTCAACTGACCTTGACCGGAACTCGGAAGTTCTAACGCTTTTGTGATATGCAGAACTCCGTTGCGGAAGTCAAAGTCTTTCGGCATCAGGGCGAGTGCTTCCGCTGGTCGCAGTCCGAACACTTGAAGGATAGTGACGAGAAGACGGTCAGAATCGTTCAGGTCGGCTTTTTCTATCGCATCGAGTTCTTCTTCGGTCAAGAGGTGAAAGCTTGCCTTCTTGAGTTTTGGACGCTTCAGTGCTTCCGCTGGATTTGATGCCATGATGCCATCTGCAACAGCGGAGCGGAAAATCTGCCGGAGAACGTCAGCGACACCTTTGGCAGCGTGTGGATGTTCCCAGTGTTCATTGACGATGCGCTGACACATGGACTTTGTGATCTTCCTGATCGGATACGGATCCAGTTCGGCACATTTCCGGAGATGCGTCCTGCAGGCATCCTGCGTCTGCCTTGCAAGGTTGCTCTTGTAGGTTTTGAACCAGTGTTCCGCATACTTGCCGAAGGTGATCTCGGAAGGATTCTCGACTTTTGCCATCTCGAACTTGTATTGTTCTATTTTCTTCTTGAGTTCCGTCTTGGAGTCAGCGGAAATCCATTTCCGGATCTGCTTGCCTTGAGCATCAAAGCCGAGGTAGATTTGCTTTCTGTACTTCATCGGATTCTCCTTCCATCAATTCAAAAGGTGTGGTGTCTAATGCTGCAGCAATCTGTCGAAGTCTGCCGAGCGTAATGTCCACAAGACCTTTTTCCATTTTGTTTATAGTTGTGTGGTCGGTATAGCCACATTTATCTGCGAGTTCCTTTTGTGTCATGTGAAGCTCTTTTCTGCGTTTTCTGATATTCTCATAAACTCTGTCCATTTATTGCACCTCCGTACATGATATAGTTCCCTCAACCACAAAATAACATAAATGTGGATTAAATACAACTTTTTTGTTGACAAGACCATTCCAAAGGTATAATATGTGGATATAATCCACAAAGGAGGTCGCAAAAATGAGATATTTTTTCAATTTGGACAAGGCATACAATCGGGAGCAGGCACTTATCAACGGCGAATATGCTCCGCCAATCGTCTTGACAGCCGAGACACCGGAAATCATTGATGAATGGGAAAATAACCCTGATTCAAAATGGTGGGCAGTTTACAAGTTCAACGCTCCGAGCTGGGAGGCTGGAGACTTCGCAAGCTTGGAGGAGGCAGAGGATGCCTTCTATGCAAATGAAGGCGACAGCGTTTATTGTCATATTCACGATTGCTAATAAGGAGGTGATACAGTGAACATTCAGATGATCGACAACAAGAGAAAAGAGCAGCGTTGGACAGTGACCGAGTTCTGCAAGCAGATCGGTGTTGACCGGACAACTTACTATCGTTTTTTAGATGATCCGGACAGCATGAAGATCTCGACATGGAACAAGATCGCTGACCTGCTGAAGCTGACGATGGCTGAACGCAAAGAATGTTTGAAGTAAAAATTTTACATTAAAATGTGGATATAATCCACAGAAGGAGGTCGCAATGGAAAAAACAACGCTCGGAGTCGAGTACTACAGAGAAGAACTGGAGAAGGCAATCAAAAGCCTTCACGATGCGCAAGAGGAAATCGAGGCACTCAAGGAAGAAAACGCTGAACTGTGTGAGCAGGCTTTCAAAGTGAGAGAGGATGGAGTCGACATTCACACGAAGCACGAAATCAAGAGCATTGAGATTTATTTCAAGTAGGAGGTCGCTAATGAATAAGAAATTTTTAGCAATCGGTGTTGCATTCCTGATGGCAGTCATCGTGATCCTTGCCATCACAACCAGCGCAGCTATCAACCGGAGCAACGTGACAATCGAAAGAGTTGACCGTCACATCGAGGAGGTGCTGAACAAATGATCAGATATCGAGGAGGCGGAAAATGGGAGGTCGCTGAATGGAAGAATCTGCATTTCCGACCGCCAGTGCTGAAGGATTCCATCATCGGTGGCGGAAGGGTGTCCGACCTGATCCTTCTGCGATATGCAGGAGTCATTGAGACGACCTACGCTGGTTATCTCCTGATCAGAAAAACGGATCCGAATAACTACCACATCTGTGGAAGAGCCTGCACCGAGCATCCGGTTGTGCCGAGTCAGATCGAATGGATGGAGGTGCCGAGATGAAGGAGCAGAACATCTACACGATAAAGTCGCTCATGGAAAAAGAGCCGGAACTGAAGGAAAGCACACTCCGGAAGTGGTCACGGAGAGACGATTTCCATGAGATCGGATTTCATGAAGGAAATAAGCCGTTTTTCAGATATGACGATTTGATGAAATGGCTGGAAAGGAGGGAACGGATCAGATGCCTGTAAAAAAGAAAAGCATCAGTATCAAGTCGAATGAGGTCGCGATTCACGACATGATACCAATGCCATTCAGGAATATATCAATTCTAACAGATTTCCTGAAAACAATCAAACGACAAGAGGAATAAAGATGGATGAAGCCTATATAAACCTAATCGAAGCCATCATGCGACAAGCATCAAAGGACTATCGGTCTGCAAAGAAGAAGCTTGCGAGGTGCCCTGACGACTGGAAGGCAAAAGATAAGCTGAAGGACGTTGAGGAGTTTATCCGGTCGGATTGGTTTGAGATGCTCGCAGACGCTGATGGCGATCGGTTGCTGGAAAGGATGGAACACGAATGGGATACATGATTATCAGGCAGAAGGACGGAAAGATGGAGCAACTGAAAGAGGTCGGCATCGGTGAAGGTGTTTGGTATCCGATGACAGAGACACCAAAGGGATGCAGCTTTAATCTTCCGGTGATCTTCGACACAGTTCGGAAAGCTGACCAGCGGTGCTGCATCGAAGAAGAAAAAGATCAGTCTTTCGCATATTTCATTGATGAATTTAACAGATAGGAGGAACAGAGATGGCAGGAACAGTCTCAAAGAATAAGACGGCATCTGCTGGCAAGTATTCATACAAGTATGTCGATATCGCGCAGATCCATGAATACTTGGAAAGCATCAATGCCAGTTATTACCAATACACCGAGCGGATTGATGGAGATGACTACATCATGACGGTCAAGATCATCAACGGAGAAGAGCAGAAACCGCTCCGAGGCGCAAGGGTGGTTCAGGCGACCTTGATGGGGGTGCAGAATCCGGCGCAACAGCAGGGATCCGCGCTGACCTATGCGAGAAGATACAGCCTCCTGATGGCATTCGGTCTTGCGACAGAGGATGACGATGCGCAGATGTTGAGCGATCACAAGAAGGCAGTCAATTCATACTACAAGAAGGTGGAAACAGCCGTCAAGAAACCGATTCACATCACACCGGAGGAAGAGCTGAAGCTGGAGCAGTTGATTGTGGCATTCCCTGCGGAGGATCCGGTGGAGGAACGCATCAAGAAGATCTGCAAGGCAAACCATGTGGAGTCGCTCGGAGATCTTACAAAGACACAGTATGACAATTTAATGAAACAGTTAGGAGGGACTAAATGAACAATGTATCAATGACCGGACGACTTACGGCAGATCCGAAGATTTATGAAAAGGTAGTCAGCTTTCGTATTGCAGTAGAGCGGAGATTCAAAAGAGAAGGTGAACCAACAGCGGACTTCTTCAACTGCAAGGCATTCGGAAACACAAAGGAGTTTGTGGAGAAGTGGATGACCAAAGGCATGAAGGTCGAGGTCACCGGAAGACTTCAGAACGAAGAAGTGAAGAGCGTGATTGACGGAACTTCGTCCTATAGGGATGTCATTATCGTCAACGAGGTTGGATTTGCAGAGAGCAAGAAGAAAAGCGAAGAATCCGCACCCAGTAACATTGGATTCGTTGATGCCGTTGCTGAAAGCGATGAGCTGCCGTTTAGATAAAAAAGAAAGAGAGGTCGACATATTATGGAAAAAAAATACACCGTTTTAACCGCTGACATCGAGGAGATCAAGACACTTCCAAGCGCACACTATATTGCTTATGAGGTCAGCCATGAATATGCAATCAAGATGGAGAAACTACTGGACGCTGGTTGTGATCCGAACCACATGACAGCTTGTGTGATTATTCCGGAGATAAAGAAATGAGTGGAGAAGTGTGGATGCCTATAAGAGGCTATGAAGGACTTTATGAAGTTTCAGACCTTGGCAGAGTTAAAAGCCTGCCAAGGTACAACTTCAAAACCATTCGGATCCTGAAGCCGTATGTAAACAAACACAATGGTTATGTATATGTTCAGCTTTGCAAAAAGAACCGTCCAAGAATCTACCGCCTGCACAGATTGGTTTATGAAGCGTTTCACGGTGTCGATATTAGTGGGTACGATGTGAACCGTCAAATTGACCATGTGAACGGAGACAAGACCGACAACAGACTGGACAACCTTGAGCTGGTCACGCAAAGCGAAAATGTAAAACGAGCGTTTGCAAACGGTCAAATCCGTAAGGTCACAAAGAAGGTTATCTGTTTAGATGATGGCGAAGTGTATGACAGTTTGAAGGATGCAGCTGCAATCCTTGGATCCGATCGGGTTAGTTCGATTACGAGAGTCTGCAAGGGTCAGCGCAGTCATTACAAACATAAACACTTCGCATATTACGAAGATTATCTGAACGATACCATCCCGAAGTTTACAAGCAAACAAAGAAGGAACGAGGAAGAGCAATGAGCAAGATAAACTCAAAACGGAAGGGAGCTGTAGGTGAGAGAGAAGTCGCTCACATCCTTCAGAAAAACGGATTCACAAGTGCGAGACGGACTGCACAGTTTTGCGGAAACACCGGAGACGCTGCAGATGTGACCGGACTGGAAATGTTTGACATTCACATCGAAGTCAAACGTCAGGAGCAAGTACGCATCATGGACTGGATCCGTCAGGCAATCAGGGACTGCAAGGGGAGAAATCCTCTTGTGGTCTTCCGTCAGAACAATGGCGAGTGGTATTGCGTCATGCGTTTTCAGTTTTTCCTCGACTTACTCAACAAGATATTAGGAAGGAACAAAGATGGCTGAAAAGAAATCAACACAATTCTATCATTCGTGGATCCGTAACCTTGAACGACTTGCACAGAAGGATAAGACGGTCTGCTGTGACCTGATGCTGTCGCTCCTGCGTCATGGTGCTTCAGGGGATTCACTGAAGATGGATTCTGACAGTCCGCTTGTCTTTGCTGCCGAACTGCTCTTTGAGGAGTATTCCGAAACCATTGACCGTGATACAGAAAAATACTTCGAAAAGTGCGAACAGAACAAAAAGAATGTCCAAAATCGTTATCAGTCGAATACGGTCGAATACGGTCGTAACAAGTCGTATACGAAATCTACCGATATAGATATAGATATAGATAAAGATAAGGATATAGATAAGGATATAGATTCGGCTTCGCCAAAAAAAACAAAGAAGAAACCGAGAACTAAATTTCACAATTTCGATGAAAGACAGTATTCGGACGAGCAGATGTTGGAGATTGAGAAGAAGCTGGGAGGTGGAACATGACGGTTAAGGAATTGATAGATGTTTCCTTTGACTGCAATCTGGTCGAGATCGTTGTCAGGGAAGAAGGCTTCGGTAGATGGATTCAAGGCTATCGGATCGGCAAGGATGCAAAACTGTTCCCAGTCGAGATCACAAAGGAAGTTCTTGAGAAGTACAAACTGGAGCATGAAGGAAGACGAGTAATTCCATTGGAGGAAGGTCAGGAGATCGACTGCACTCATTCTATTAATCTTCCGATGAAGGTCATCTGTAAAGATGTGAGGAAGATCCCTGACTACATTGGAAACCTGAAAATCAGTTATGTGATTCCGAGAAATGTTCCTCGGATCCATAACCGCCCAATGACAGACAATTCACATGAGTATGACATCGCTTGTTATCCGGAAGGCTATGTTGAACCAGTAGAAGAAACGAAGTCAGAGCAGGACATGGAAGGTCAGGAGACATGGAAGTTTATATGAACAGCAAACAGTTTTTAGAGCAGGCATTGGTTATCGTGGAGACGATTCAAGCGTGTACTGCCAGCATTAAAAATTATGACGAGCTTGCCGGAGGTACTGGTGCGATCAGGTACGACCGAGACGGATCACAGACGCAGCGGTCAGCAAATGCTCCTTTTGAGCTTCCAATGTGTGAGAAGCGCGACCTTGAGGAAATGGAGAAGAAGGAACGCGCAGAGCTGTGGGAGAAGTTAAAGGAGATCAGGTATGTCGTGAAGCAGGTCGAAGACCAAAACGTGCAGAATGTTCTCCGGATGAGGTTCATTGCACATAAGACAAGGGATGAGATTGCTGAAGAATACAAGATCAGCACAAAGACGGTAGACCGAAGGCTGGAAGACGGCTATCACGAGGTCAGCCTGATCACCGGTTATCCTGAACCGCCGAAGAGACGGATGCCTGCAAGACCGAGACATCCAATCGCAAGACAGATGATGAAGGAGGTATATGGCGATGAATAACTATATTGACACGCAGGCTTATGATGCGGTCATCTTGGAGGTTAATAACTTCCAAGTGAATCGCGAAGAACTTCGAAACAAAGTCGCGGAACAGCTTAAAGAAAACGGTGTCGCAGTTCTTCCGGTTGGAGTCAGGGCTGTGGTCGTGAGAAGAGAGAACCTCGTGGTGAAGGGAGAAAGATATGAGCCGATACATTAAAACGGAGGCGTTGATGGAAGACATATGGTCACTATATCGAGATGAAGATCATACAGATTACAATGTCGCAATTGCCGATGCATTGGATGTTATAGACGAACAGCCGACAGCCGATATTCCGCAATGGATTCCGTGCAGTGAGAGGTTGCCAGAAGAAAACGGGCGGTATCTTGTTACAAATTCCGCATGGGGTGCTATGAAAGTTGACTGGAACGCATGGATGGACGTGGCGTGGCTATATCCGAACACTAAGCCTATTGCATGGATGCCACTCCCTGAACCGTGGAAAGGAGAAGCAGAATGAATGCACGAGAAATGCTTGAGAAAGTACAAGAACTAAAAGAGCAATGTTTGCTCAATGGGTTTGAAAAGACTCCGGACATAGAATCATTTTTCAGCGAATATTGGATGCAGATTTTGGATATGCTGGATGATGCATTATATGCGTATACACAGGGGAGGCTATGAGAGGAGGAGAACATGACACAGCATGAAAGCATTTTGAAATATATAAATGACTTTGGATCCATTACACCGATGGAGGCATTCAGCGATCTTGGGATCACCAAGCTGGCGACACGGATCAGTGAGATGAAGAAGGACGGTTTGGAGTTCTCTGATGACTGGGTGCAGAAGAAAAACAGATATGGAAAGACTGTCAGGTTTAAAAGGTATTGGATGGAGGTGCGGAATGAATAAATGTGGAGACTGCAAGTGGCTCTGTGGTAAACAGTCAACGATTGGTATTGAGTGTCTGCATCCTGACAGACCATTCTTGCCGAACTGTTCTAATGTCGCACATTACAAATATAAATCCTCGAACGCTTGCAAAAGATTTGAACAGAAGGATATTCCTGAAAAAGAAGAGAGCGGTGAGAATAAAACAATGACGGAAGGTGAAAAACTGCTCTGCAGGATGCTGGAACTATTCCTTGACGAACATCCGGACAGGATGATCTATGCGACACTTCATGTGGTTGACGGTGAGTGGAAGCATCAGATTGAGATCAAAAAGAAACCGATAGCAAAGTTCTAAATGTCCACTTGTGTCTTGTCAAGTATTATGCTATGATAAACTTGCCGAAAGGTATAAAGATAAAGCGATTGGAAATTCTCCAGTCGCTTTTTTGTTGTTATGAAATCTACTGACTGGTTCTATAAAACGAAGGCATGGAAGGATTGCAGAAAGGCTTATGCAAAGTCTGTGGGCGGATTGTGTGAGCATTGCTATGCAAAGGGACGGATCACTGCTGGTGAGATCGTTCACCATGTCATACATCTGTCGCCACAAAATATGCACGATCCCAATATAACGTTGAACTGGGACAACCTTGTGCTTCTATGCCGTGACTGTCATGGCAATGAACACCGGAAGAATAAAAAAAGATTCAAGGTCGATGCGCTTGGAAAAATAAAAATTTTATAAATTTTTTTCGACATCCCCCCATTGAATTGTGAATGAATGCACATGGTCGTGCGTGCGGTTGAGGTTTGATTTTTTTTGAACGAGAGCTTCGAAGAATATATCGAAATAAAGCCGAATATCGTTGCTTATTCACGAGTTAAGACGATAAACGATAAGTTGATAGGGTGCGGACGAAAATGCAAGGAAGGGGCATTCTCGTTTGTGAAACCATTATGCAGTTATGACCAAAAAAACGAATGACAACTACATCCTGAAGTATTATCAGGAGATAAAACGCGGTTCTGTTGTCGTTGGACATTGGATTGAGCTGATTTATGAGAAGATCGTTGCGGAAATGGAAAGCGGTGTCCTGAAGTTCGACCAAGCGAAAGCGAGCCATGCAATCGACTGGATTGAGACGCACTGCTTCCACACAGAGGGCGCACTTGCTCCGAACTTCCTGAAGCTGGAGCTGTGGCAGAAGGCACTCGTCAGCTGCATCTTCGGTCTTTGTGATCCGGAGACTGGGAAACGTCAGTTCCGTGAGGTCGTCCTGATCATCGCAAGGAAGAACGGAAAGACACTGCTTGCGTCAGCGATAGCAAAATACGTTTGGTATGTTGACGGAGGCTATGGCGCAAGAGTTTACTGCATCGCACCTAAACTCGATCAGGCTGACCTTGTTTATAATTCCGTTTGGCAGATGACGCAACTGGATCCGGACTGGCAGAACCTCAAGGAAGAGATCCAAGAGAGCCGTGACCAGCACAACAGACGGCTGAAGGATGATTCCGAACTGGCAAAGCGGACGGTGTCGGATCTGCGGATTCCGGCAACGAACTCAACGGTCAAAAAAATCGCATTCAGCCACAAAAAGAGTGACGGTTTTTCACCTTCGCTCTGTATCTGTGATGAGATCGCAAGCTGGCAGGGTGATGCAGGATTAAAGCAGTACGATGTCATGCGGTCAGGTATGGGAGCAAGGGAGATGGGAGATAATCCATCCATCCTCTTGTCGTGTTCAACGGCTGGCTATGTGAATGACGGAATCTATGACGACCTGATGAAAAGGTCGACAGCGTTTTTAAGCGGTAACAGCAAAGAGACAAGGCTGTTGCCGTTTTTATATATCATCGATGACATGCAGAAGTGGAACGACATAAACGAGCTTCGGAAGTCGAATCCGAACCTCAATGTCAGCGTTCCGGCTTCGTATTTGGTCGAGGCAGCCAATGTTGCGGAAGCATCGCTCTCACAGAAGCGCGAGTTTATTGTGAAATACTGCAATATCAAGCAGAACTCGTCCGCTTGTTGGTTACCTGCGGAGGTGGTCGAGGAGGCTTCAGGCGAACATTTAAAACTGGAAGACTTCCGGTCGAGCTACTGTGTCGCCGGAATCGACCTCTCACAGACCACAGACCTCACGGCTGCGGTCATAGTCATCGAGAAGGATGGCGAGCTGTATGTCTTTGGCAAGTGCTGGCTTCCGGCGGAGAAGATTGAGGAGGCAACGACAAGAGACGGCTTGCCTTATGACATTTATATCAAACGCGGACTTCTTGCACCGAGTGGGGATAACTTTGTTGATTATCAGGACTGCTACAACTGGATCACGTCATTGATTGAGCAATACGAGATACTACCGCTTCAGGTCGGATATGACCGTTATTCTGCACAGTACTTAATCAAAGACCTTGAGGCATACGGATGCCGATGTGACGATGTCTATCAGGGCGATAACCTTTGGGGAGTGCTTCAGGAAATGGAAGGTCTGCTCCGTGATGGAAAAATCCACATCGGAGACAATGACCTCATGAAAGTGCATCTCCTGAACGCAGCCATAAAGATGAATGTCGAGCGAGGCAGAGGTCGGCTCGTCAAGATAAATAAAGACGCACACATCGACTGTGTGGCAGCTCTTGCGGATGCCTTCACAGTCAGACAAAAACACTATGCCGAAATTGGCGATCGTTTAAGAAACGAATAGGAGGAACATATGGCAATCACAAGATACACAACGCCACCGATTGGCTTACTGGTAAAAGGCTTTGACATCACGCAGAAGGACGTCTATGTCACCGTTGAACAGGGGGACGTCGAGATCACTCTGACCGGGGCACAGCTGACCATGATCGCAACGGAAGCAGGCGACACGCAGATCACTTTTGCACTGTCTCAGGAAGAAGCTGGTTCCCTGAACATAAAAGCACCGGCAGAGCTTCAGGTCAACTGGATGGATGACGGAACCAGAAAAGCGACCCAGATCGCAAAGGTTAGAGTGTTTGATAACTTACTTGATGAGGTAATCGAATGATTGAGCTGAATGTATTAAACGATTATGTCATTCCGTTGGAGACATTTATGCCGACTGGTGACGGTTTCATTCCGCTCGAGACATTTATGCCGAGCAGTGGCGGTTTCATTCCGTCTGGAACGAAGCAGATCAGTATCACAGAGAACGGCACAACGACCGAGGATGTATACAGCTATGCCGATGCCGAGATCACTGTCAATGTATCAGGTGGAGCTACCATCAACAATCAAGACAAGACCGTCACACCAACGACCTCACAGCAGAACGTAACAGCCGACGCTGGCTACACTGGACTTGGAACAGTAACAGTGGAAGCGATGCCGAGCGGAAGTGAGGGAACACCAACCGCAACAAAAGGAGCGGTGTCTAATCACGCTGTTGATGTTACACCGAGCGTAACGAATACCGAGGGATATATTGCTGGTGGTACGAAGAGCGGTACGGCTGTGAAAGTATCCGCAAGTGAACTCGTCAGCGGAACGAAGAGCATCACGGAAAACGGCACAGAGGACGTGACGAACTACGCATCGGTTAATGTGAATGTACCGAATTCGTATGATGCAAGTGACGAGGGCAAAGTTGTGTCTAATGGTGCATTGGTGGCTCAAGGCTCTGCCACATACACAGAAAACGGCACATACGACACAACACTGGTTAACGAGGTGACGGTGAATGTGAGTGGTTCGGGTGGTGGAAATGGCTATGGTGGTGATGGCACTTGGTCAAGACCGCTCGATATGCCAAAACTCGATGATATGAATATCAGCGGTGGGAATGTGGTCTATATGACATACATTGCTACTGAAGCATTAGGTTTTTGTCATTTAGAGATCCAAAGAGTAAGTGGAAGTTTTACGTTTGAGATTGGAACAATCAGCAATGGAACATTTGTAGCGGAATCAACGGATACCTATTCAGCTAATACAACGATTAAAAAATACTTTGGTTCATCTGTTGGCGGTTACAAGGTTATTCGGGTTACAGGATTAATTTCGCAAATAACAGCAAACCGAAATTCATGGACGACATACGATGGAATGTATAGATATTCGGGATTCCAAGGCATAGTCGAAATATATGGTGAACTGCCGAATCTGAAAAAAATAGTATTTTATGGTGCTGGTCGGCTTAAAGCCGTAAGGCTTGGCAACTGTCCATTTACTGATTTGGCAACGGCATTTTACAACAATAATTTTATCGAAAATGTTGATGCGAATAATTGGGATGTTTCAAATTGCACTTCGTTTCAGTATACATTTGCTGGCTGTCCTTGTCTTGAAAAGGTTGATGTATCAGAGTGGAACACAGGCAAAGTTGCTAATTGCCAAAGCACATTCCAAAGAGTAGCAAACACTGATATAGATATATCTAATTGGGATATGTCAGCCGTGACAAACACGACAACGATGTTTTCGGAAACAAAAATGCTTGAACTTACAATTCCCGCTTCGCTGACAGTTATTAGTGCCAATACCTTCGGTGGTGACAACCAAAAACTTATTTATCATTTTAAAGCCACCACGCCACCAACACTTGCGAATACAAACGCATTTAATTCGGCAAGAACACAAATGAAAATTTATGTTCCATCGAGTGCAGTTGAAGATTACAAGACCGCTTCGAATTGGTCTTCATACGCAAGTTATATAGAGGGAGAATAATATGATTATTACAGAAAAATTTACAATCAATGATACTGAATACATACGAACATATTCAGACAAAGGGGTAAAGATTCATGGCGGTTTTCCCGAAGCAGATTACGAAGAAGCAACAGACCCGACCGAACTTCACCGCACCTACACGGAAACGGACATCCCAATCGAATCCGATTCCGACGCAGAGGAAATCGTCAACATACTAACGGGGGTGAGCGAATGATAACGAAAGCGAAAGCAAGGCAACTCCGTGACCTTATCGTCAGGGCATCCGCTTCGCTCACGGACGAGGATGCTCTCAACGGAATCGAACTCTATCCAATTTGGAAACCGAATACCAAATACGAACTCGGTGACAGACGGAGAGAAGATGGCATCCTCTACAAGTGCATTCAACCACATACTTCCCAAGAAGATTGGAAGCCGTCACAAACAAAGGCTCTGTGGGTGGTCGTTTCCCTTGAGGAGTTCCCCGAATGGGTTCAACCGACAGGGGCACATGATGCCTATATGATGGGATTTAAAGTCTCCCACAAGGGCGACCATTGGTCGTCTGATTTTGACAACAATGTTTATGAGCCGAGTGTATACGGTTGGACGAAGTTATAAAAAAGAGGTTAGAACATGGGACTATTTGATTTACTTTTCGGAAACCGGAAAGAGCCAGTCGGAAAGCTGAAAACAGATTTCAAAATGTTGGATGGTTACCGACCGAGGTTCACATCATACTCCGGTGGCTTGTACGAATCGGAGCTGGTTCGTGCAGCAATCAACGCAAACGCAACACACATCTCAAAGCTGAAGGTGGAACTGCTCGGAACTGCAAAACCGTCACTCCGGACGAAACTCCAGCACGCACCGAACACCTTCCAAACATGGTCACAGTTCTTGAGAAGACTTTCGACCATCCTTGACATCCACAACACGGCTTTTATTGTGCCACTGCTCGACCAGTATGGGGAAATCAGTGGCATTTATGCACCGCTTCCGCAGAAGTGTGAGGTCGTGCAGTATGGCGATACACCGTATTTGGTTTACACCTTCTCTTGGGGCGACAGGGCAGCCATTGAGATGGAGAACTGTGGAATCATGGTGCAGCACCAGTACAGATCCGATCTATTCGGTGAGAGCAACAAGGCTTTGTTCCCGACAATGGAACTGATCCACATTCAGAATCAGGGCATTGAGGAAGGTGTCAAGAGCGCAGCTTCATATCGTTTTTGGGCGCGGATTAACAACTTCTCAAAAGCCGAGGATCTCAAAAATGAGCGCAAGAGGTTCAGTGATGAGAACTTCAGCAAGGAAGCGGAAGGCGGTGGTCTGCTGTTATTCCCTAACACCTACACCGACATCCATCAGGTTGATGTTAAGCCGTGGGTGATCGATTCCGAGCAGATGAAGATCATCAAAGAGAACGTCTTTGAGTACTTCGGAGTAAATGAAAAAATTCTCCAAAGTAACTTTACTGGGGATTCTTGGAGCAGTTACTACGAAGCAAAGATCGAGAGTTTTGCCATCCAGTTCTCGGAGGTACTCACCAAGATGCTGTTTACGTTTACCGAGCAGAGTTATGGCAACAAGGTCATGGCTACTGCAAACCGGATCCAGTATATGAGCAATGCGGACAAAATGAATGTGACGCAGGGATTTGCTGATAGAGGACTGGCAACGATAAACGAATTAAGAGAAATATGGAATCTTCCGCCACTGCCTGACGATTTAGGCGATGTCATTCCGATCAGGGGCGAATATTATGACCTGCGGAACGGTGAGCGGATTCAAAGCATGACTGGAGGTTTAAAAGATGAGTAAAAAAGAAATCAGGGCTTTCAATTTTGAAGTGAGAGCAGAACAGAACGAAGAGCATGGACACTTCCTATCCGGCACACCGATCGTATTTGACGAACGGACGGATTTAGGCTGGCATGATGAAATCATTGACAAGAACGCACTCAAGGACACAGATCTCCGCGATGTGCGTTTTTTAATTAATCACAACACGGACATGATTCCGCTGGCAAGATCTCGCAATAACAACGAGAACAGCACCATGCAGATGTCCGTTGGTGATACCGGCATGGATATCCGAGTCGACCTTGACACGGAGAACAATGCCGAGGCAAAGGCTTTGTATTCCGCAGTAGACAGAGGTGACATCTCCGGAATGTCCTTCATGTTCACTGTGGATCGGGACGAGTGGAGCGACCTTGAGAGCGAGCATCCGACAAGACGCATGATGTCCATCGGGAAAGTCTTTGAGGTTTCCGCTGTTACATTCCCAGCGTATGAAGCTACTTCGATTCAGGCAAGAGGTCTTTCCGAAGCACTGGAGAGTGCAAAGGAATCACTGGAGAGTGCAAGAGCCGTAAAGCGTGAAATCGAGCGCAAGAAACAGAGAATTAGAATTTTATCGGAGGTTTAAACATGGAACTGAAGAACATGACAATCGATGAGATCGAAGCGCGCAAAGCAGAGATCATCACCGAACTGGAAGCTCCTGAAGCAGACCTCGATGCTTTAGAAGAAGAAATGAGAAGCATCAAGGCTGAACTTGAGAGCAGAAAAGCTGAAGAAGCAAAAAAAGCCGAGATTCGCAAAGCAGTCGCTGAAGGTGAAGGCGAAGTAGTTAAGAAAATTGAAGTGGAGGAAAGAAAAACCATGACTAATGCAGAAGTAAGAAACAGCGCAGAATATATCGAAGCATTTGCAAATTACTGCAAAACTGGTGACGACACAGAGTGCCGTTCCCTTTTATCTGACAACGTAACTGGCGGAGTCGTTCCGGTTCCGGAGTTCGTAGGCGAGATCGTAGCTGAAAGAGTTAAAGAGTCCAAGATCTTAAGCCGTGTCCGCAAAATGACTGCAGCAGGCAATGTCAAAGTCGGATTTGAGATCTCTGCACCGGCAGCAGGAATCCATACAGAAGGTTCTGCTGATCCGATGGCAGAAGAAGCACTTACACTCGGAATCGTTGAGATGAAACCTGCTACACTGAAGAAATGGGTTTCTATCTCTGACGAGGCTCTCGATTCTATGACCGGAGAAGCTTATCTCCGTTACATCTATGATGAAGTTACAAGAGGAATCATCAAAGCTCGTGAGAACGCTGTTGTAGCAGCTATCCTTGCAGCTCCGCAGACAGCAACCGCTTCCGCTCCGGCAGTAGCTAAATTCGTTGCAGCAACTGCAGCAATCTCTGACTTTGTTAATGCAAGAGCACTGTTAAGCTCCGCAGCAGAAGACCTTGTTATCATCTGCTCACCGGCTGACTATGCAGCATACAGAGCACTGCAGATGGGCAGCAACTATGGCGCAGATCCGTTTGACGGACTGGAAGTTCTGTTCAGCGATGCAGCAACAGATCCGATCATCGGCGACCTTGCTGGTGTAATGGAGAATCTGCCGAAGGGCGATGCTATCGAGTTCAAGTATGACGACAAGAGCAGAATGAAATATGACCTTGTTGACATCCTTGGTCGTCAGCCGGTTGCAACTGCTGTTGTAGGTAACAAATTCTTCGCAAAGATCTCTGCAAGCTGATGAAGGTCGAGCTTTTACACGACACGCTTGTAAAGTTTCCAAAGGGTGCAGTCATTGAAGTTTCTGACGAAGAGGCGAAAAGGCTTGCATCTCTTGGGAATGCAAAGGCAGTCGTAATCGAAGAGAAAAAGCCTACACCGAAGAAGGTAGCGAAGAAATGAAGATTAAAATCATCACTGACATCCAGCTGAACAAGAGAAAACTTGCAGCTGGCACGGTTCACGATGTGACCGACAGCCAAGCAGAGCTTCTCTTCAGCTACGGATGGGCGGAAGCCGTTGAGGAGGTAAAAGCTCCGAAGGCAGAGAAGAAACCTGCCAAGAAGACGGCAAAAAAATAATTACAAGGAGGTGCTGAACATGGCACTACTTGACGATGTAAGGGTGGCGTGCCGTGTTGCAACGACCACCTTCGACGATGAATTATCTGATCTGATTCAAGCTGGATTCGCGGACATTGGGATCACCGATGTCCGTGATTCTTTATTGACCGAAGAAAGCTGTCCGCCACTGATCAAGAAGGCAATTAAAACGTATTGCAAAATGAATTTCGGTCAGGTGGATGACGGCTTCTATGACCGACTGAAGGAATCCTATGACGAGCAGAAGGCACAGCTTCTGATGTCTTCAGAGTATACGGACTGGGGGGATACCAATGCGTGACGCTGGCATTCTTTCAATTTATTCCCTGACGAATGTTGCAGAGGCTGGTCGGATGCCGACACAGAAACTCGTCAAGATTGATTCGGCATTTTATGACGAGCGGACGGTCGGAGTGACGAGAGCATATGCTGCGCTCGGTGCAAAACAGCAGATCGACAAGCTGGTTGTCGCTTATAACATCACACTTCCGGTGGAGGCAGAGTATTGCATCCTTGAGGACGGCAACCAGTACAGAATCAGCCTCAAGCAATTAGAGGCTGACAATGTCCTTCTGACTTTGGTGCGATTGGAGGATTATTACGATGTTGCAGACGAGACTTAAAGAGCTTTATGAAGGATTATCGCAGATAACTTCCAACTGTTTTCACTACTACGCACCGAGCAATGCATCCATTCCGTATATCGTTTGGAATGAGGATTCAGAGGATGAAGCATTTGACGCTGATAACAAAAAGGTCAGACAGTCGGTTTCCGGTTATGTGGATTATTTCACACAGACGGAATTTGATGAGAACTTCGATGCGATTCAGGACTTCCTGAACGGATTTGAGTCACTGTCTTGGACTTGGGAGTCCACACAGTACGGAGATCCAACGAATGACGATGACGATCTGATCCACCACACATGGAGCTGGAGGTTGCGGTAAATGGCAAAGGTCGAGGTCTTTGGCATGGAGGTCTTCCTTGCCAATATGCAGAAGATGGATGCGGAGGCGAGGAACATCAACAAGGGCGCACTCGGTGAAGGGGCGAAAGTCGCAGCCGAGAAGCTCCGAGATGCGATCGAGATGCTTCCGATCCGTCCTGACAAGGCGACTGGAGACGCACACAATCACAAGCTTTATGGTGTGACGGAGGCAGAATATGCGCAGATTCTGAACAACTTCGGTATTGCGAGGTTTCAGGATTCAGGCGGAGCATGGAACACATCCATCGGCTTCACCGGATATGTGCATACACCGTCAGCGAAGTTCAACGATCAAGTTCCGACCGGACTTCTCGTTCAGGCTGTGGAGTACGGAACAGAGTTCCGAAGACCTGCACACGTCATGAACAAAACGGTAAGGTCAGCAGAGTCAGACATTTCAGGAGCAATGCAAAAATATATTGACGATAAAGTCAACGAAATAATGAACTAATGGAGGAATAAACATGGCAGCAGGAAGAGTAACCACTGGCTTTTCAAAGCCATATGTTGCAATTTATTCAGAGACTAACGGAACGATCACCTATTCTGACGGTCAGCTCTTGGCTCGTGGTGTAGATGTTTCCATCTCTCCGGAAAGCTCTGATGACAATAACTTTTATGCAGACAACGTCCTCGCAGAGAGCGATGCAGGACGTTTCACCGGAGGAACAGTTTCCCTGACAGTTGATGGTCTTCTGACTGCAACAAAGAAACTGATCTTCGGTCTTCCGACAGCAGACACAGAAGGCTGGACTGCATTCGGTGATGATATGGAGATCCCGTATGTCGGAATCGGATTCATCGCAAGAGCACAGTCTGATGGTGTTATTTCCTACATTCCGACCGTGCTCTGCAAATGCAGATTTAATCAGCCGGAAGATGCAGCTGCAACACAGGAAGACGAGATCGACTGGCAGACACAGTCTCTTGAGGCGGTAATCATGAGAGCTGATGACGCTAATCACAACTGGAAATTCGAAGGAAATGGTTTCCCGACAGAAGCAGCAGCTGAAGCAGCACTTCAGGCAAAACTGGGCATTTAATGAAGGAGCAGAAAAGGGGGCAGAACATGGACTATAAATTCGCTTTTACGATTGGAGCAATCAAGGACGTGTGCGAACGTTGTCCTGATCACGACATCGCCAAGATCGACACACTCTTCCGAGATGATGACTACTACACGACACTCAATAACATGATTTGGTTCATTACAACGCTTAATAAATGGGCGGTGTATAAAGAAACAAGGTCGTTCGATGGTGCGTTATCGGAAGATGACATCCTTGTCATGGACATGGACGAGATCAAGGTATTGTTTGACGATGCAATGAAAGCATTCCGTCAGGACAAAGAACCGCAGACGGAGATTGAAGCAAAAAAAGCCGAAGCCGTGCCAGCAGAGATTTAAAACTTACACATCACTTGCTGATCGTAATCGGTACGCATGAGCTTCACATGAGTTTAAGTGACGTATATTCCTTGAAAGTCGGAGAGATGGTTGACCTGATCAACTGTCTCTCCGTCTATAAAGGCACGGCTAAATACAAACGCAAAAAGTTAACCTACGACCAAATCATGAGATTGAGGTGACAAGATGGCGACATCTATAGGCATTAAAATGCAAATGGACGGTGCTGCGCAGTTTAAGGCAGACCTCCAGCAAATAACACAGAAATCTAAAGAACTGGCATCCGAGATGAAGGCAGCTGCATCAGGAGAAAATGATTTCGCAAATGTTCAGCGGATCCTTGCAGCACAGATCGAGAATGCTGGTGCTAAAATCGATAAATTAAATCAAAAATATTCACAACAGTCAGCGCAGTTGAATCAGACAAAAGCCGAGCTGGAAGAAGCCAAGCAACTATATGGCGAGGATTCTACACAGGCACAGAAGCTGACGCTGGCAGTCACAAAGCAGGAAACTGCACTTTCCAAGACTAAAACCGAAATCAACAAAGCAACAGACGAGCTGAACAAACTTGAAGCGCAGACGGAAGAAAACTCCAACGGAATGCAGAAGCTCGGCAACGAGACAGCTAGCACCGGAAGCAAGGTCAAGGATTCCGAAGGCAAGTTTTCCGGTGCTGCGAATGTCATCAAGAATGTCGGTGCTGCAATCGGTGCAGCGGTGGCTGCGATCGCAACTGCAGCCGGAGCGATGGGAAAGAAGCTCATCGAGTCAGCGGTCGATGTTTCCGCCTATGGTGACGAAATCGACAAACAGAGTCAGAAGCTTGGTCTGTCGGCTGAAAATTATCAGAAATTATCCTATGCGATGGAGATGTCCGGTGCTGATATCGAAAGCATGAAGAAGGGCATGGTAAACATCAACAAGAGCCTTTCGGAATTTGCTGACGGTAACGAGGCAGCCGCTGCATCTTATCAGGAATTAGGTGTTTCTTTCCGCAATGGTGACGGATCCATGAAGAACTCCGAGGCGGTGTTATTCGACACGATTGACGCACTCGGAAACATGGAGGACGTGACCAAGCGTGACGCACTGGCGCAGGAGATCTTCGGCAAGAGTTTCACCGAACTCCGTCCACTTCTCAATGAAGGCTCTGAAGGAATCAAGGAATTGATGAACGAGGCGGAAGCTTACGGCATGGTCATGAGTGACAAGGCAGTCAAGGCATCCGCTGACTTTGATGATTCATTGACGAGAGCGCAGGGAACGATTACCGGACTTAAAAACCGTATGATAGGAGAACTTCTTCCTGCATTCGGTGAAGTGTTAGACGGTTTCTCATTGCTTGTATCAGGTCAGGACACATCAGGCGAGGCACTTGCGAATGGAATTGAGCATTCCCTTGATGCAATCAATCAGGTGCTTCCGCAGGTGGTAAAAGTTGGCGGAACGATTGTCACCGGACTTATCAATGGAATTTCACAGAACCTTCCGCAGATATTAAACGGAGCAATCGGCATGGTTCAGACCTTGCTGGATGCTATCGTTGACAATATTCCGCTGATAACGTCTGCAATCGGTCAGGCATTGCCACAGCTGATGGAGGCATTCGTTCAGATTATTCAGGGCATTGCGGAAAACCTTGGGACAATTATCACACCATTGCTTGACGCACTTCCGCAAGTCATCGAGGTGTTAGTTGGTGCGCTTCCAACCATTATCTCGGCAATTCTTGAGGCATTGCCTGATATCATCAGGAGCTTTATTTCTGCGATTCCGCAGATCGTGTCGGTTATCCTTGAGGCACTTCCTGACATCATACTCGCACTGATCGAAGCACTTCCGGAGATTGTGGAGGCAATCATCGAAGAACTTCCAACGATGGCATTCGAGATTGCAAAAGCTATTATTTTGAACTTTCCAAAGATTGTGGTTGCAGTCGTTCAGGGACTTGGAAGCATCTTGTCATCGATTGGCACATGGTTCGGTGGTCTTTTCCAAAGTCTCGGCACATGGCTCGGAGAAGTTCTTTCGGACGTATGGGAGTTCGTCAAGAAAATTCCTTCCAAGATTGGGGAAGGTTTGCAAGGTATTTGGGAAGCTGGAAAGAACCTCGTGGAAGGTTTGTGGAATGGTATCAGTGACGCAGCTGGCTGGGTACTGGAAAAGATCAAAGGCTTCGGCAAGACCATCCTTGACGGAATTAAGAGCTTCTTCGGAATCAAGTCACCTTCGCGTGAGATGGCTTGGGTAGGTCGAATGCTCGATGAAGGTCTTGCGCAAGGTATCAGTAAATACAGCGGAATTGCTTTGACGGAAGCCTTCGGTGTGGCTGACGGAATCGGAATGGCAATGAGTGGCATTGAATCACCTAGCATCGCAGTCGGTGCTGGAGGCATCGGATCAGGTGCAGCTGCAGGAGTCAACAATAATTCAGTAACGATGAACATCTACGGAGCAGATGGTCAAAATGTCAACGACCTTGCTGACATCGTGATCGATAAGCTCCAGCGGTCAATCATAGGAAGTGAGGCAGTCTATGCATAGTTTTACTTTTAACGGTCACTCCTCGGATGAGTTTGGGATTCGCATTGAGCGTTTCCCTGACCTCAACCGATCAGCAATGAAATTCCAAACCGATTCCGTTTCAGGGCGGAACGGTAACATCTATCAGTTTGAGAACGCATGGGAAGAGGTGACTGTCTCTTATCAGATCTTTGCTGGTGAACGTCAGGAAGGCGCAGCCGTTTCCGATTTCACAGAGATTGTGGAGTGGCTGAACTCTGCAGATGACTATGCGGTGCTGACGGACACTTATGATCCGACACACTACCGTCTTGCTGTGTTCGTGGACGAGCTGGAGATCGAGTCACAGTGGCACACCTTCGGCAAGGCAACGGTTCGATTCCGCTGCCGTCCGCAGAGGTTTATTGTTGAGACATCTGAAACGCTGACCAATCCGATGACAATCAACAACCCAACCAATCACAACGCGTATCCGATCCTTGAACTGGACGGCTCCGGATATGCGAACCTCGTCAGGATAGACGGACGGACAAACGTGCTTGGCATCGAGGATTATGCAGGAGCAGGATTCTTTACACGGCTTCCAGCTGGATGCGAGACAGAGGGGTATTGTGGCTGCCGCATCACACCGAACGGCAACATGATCCCGAACACAGCAAGCAACACAGGAACAGGAACATACAACGCAGGGCAGGTCGTTTACTTGGCTGTTGCAAACTATGGCATCGGTCTTCCGATGGCGGTTCTTCCGCAGACGGAATACAGCTTATCCTTTAAGACCTCCAAAACAGGGTCAACCGATGCGGTATTATCGACCGTCTATTTCTTTGATTCTTTCGGTAATTATATCAGCAGATACTTAACGAAAAGCACGACCTATTCCGCAGACGTGAAAACGACCTTTAATTTCACAACTCCGGTCGAGTGCGGATTTATTATGCTTGTAGTCTCCGGAGCAACGAATGCAACCACTTATACGATTAAAGAAATAATGCTCAACTATGGATTGACCGCAATAACCTATTCCGCTTATGCATCCTTTACGGCAACGGTCAAGATAAATGACATTACGATGCAGATCAATCAGAAGTTCAACAAAGCGGTCATAGATTGCGAGAATGAGACTTTGACCATCGAAGGACAGAGAGCAAACCCCGCTTCGGTCTTGCTCGACAAGGATGGCTTCCCTTCGGCTGAATATCTGCACCTGAAGAGCGGAAACAATTCTTATTCGTCTACCAATGTATCAAGTGGAACAATAACAAAACGATTCTGGGAGCTTTAAAAAATGAACCCTACTATTCACAATTATACAGCAAGCGACCTTGACTCTCAGGGATACGGCTCGCTTACGGACTGTATTTCCTGCGAGGTCACGGAGGAACTGAACGGAGCTTACACGCTTGAAATGAAATATCCTCTTGACGGTCAGCTGAGCGAGTACCTGCTACCAAGCAATATCATCGTGGCAAAACCGAATCATGCACAGGTCAAACAGCCATTCAGGATCAACGAGGTAAAGAAGTCCTTCGGCAACTCTGTCGAGGTGTTCGCAAACCATATCAGCTACGACATGAGTGGTTACACCCTGCGAGGTGATTATACATACAACAGTCTTGCAGAACTGATCACTGCGATCAACAACTTCAGCTGGAGCAGTAACAGCCCTTACTACCACCAGTTTACATTTGGAACTGACAAGACATCCAGCGCGAAGTTCACAATGCCGAAACTGCAAACGCTCCGCGCATGGATGGGAGGTCAGGAAGGCTCGATTCTTGACACTTATGGTGGTGAGTGGATATATGACAACTTCAACGTCTTTTTGGCTTCACGAAGGGGCAGAGATACTGGCTACCGCATCAGCTATGGCAAGAACCTCGCTGAATATGAGAAACAGAAGGAATACAACGATTTCAGCCATGTTTGTGCGTACTGGAAAAAATCCGAGACGACAGTCTACGGCAATCTTGTCGCAACAGGAATGAATTGTCCGTTCAGGGCGACATATTATGACGCTTCGAATGAATATGAGAACCAGCCGACAACCGCACAGCTGGATGCATCGGCTTCTGCACAGATCGCCAAACTCGATCCGACAGCGCAGACCATCACGGTCAATCCGACACAGATCGGCAATGACATCATCGGACTTGGTGATTCTGTCCTGATCTGCTATGAATCAGTCTTCCAGACGCGCGTCATCAAGACCGTTTGGGATGTGTTAAGCGGAACATATAAGAGCCTTGTACTCGGATCCAAGAAGGCAAATATCTCCGACACCATCAAATCCTTGCAGACTGCTCCGTCAGGAGAGAGCGGAAGCATCACTCCGGATGACTATATTGTCGAATGTGTAAATAATCAAAATGATGGCTACACGAAGTGGGCAAGCGGTAAGCTTGAGTGCTGGCTCCGTACAAATATCAAGGTCAATTCTACGACTGCATGGGTCAATCCGATTTATTATGGATCAATTAGCGG